ATCGGCACGAAGCTCATGGAGTGCATCTTGGCGCACCCCGACGTGAAAAAGACGATAACGATACTAGGGACGAAACAGGCGTGGCTTTTTTATGAGAAGTTCGGCTTCCATGCGCCGGCCCAACCGATGATGCAGAGGGATCCCATAAAATGACCGACAAGGAACTCATAGATTCCGCGATACGGAACGACGTGGGGTGTTGGTTTGAGTCCGACAACGCGAAGATTGTGGATAAGGCCCACAACACGGTGACGCCGCGCCAAAACTATCTTCAAAAGAAGGTGCAGGATACGGTATTTCGCTTCGAGCAATTAGGGCTTCCGATTCGCATTATCGGCCTAAAACCCCGTCAAAAAGGCAGCACGACATACTTCGGGGCGCTCGACTACCACACGATGCGGAGACGCCCGACATCATATTGCGTAATCGGCGGACAACTGAGCCAAACCGATTCCCTTTGGGCGATGCTGACGTGCTATAATTCCCACGACCGTTTTGCATGGGGAAACACGGGGGATGTTACGGCGACGGCGGGCTCTTGGTCTAACGGGAGCCTGCTTACGGCGGAAACCGCAAACGACAAGCTGGCCGGCATCTCGAACACCTATCAGGGGTTGCATTGCACGGAGGTCGCACGTTGGCAGCGTTATGGCGTGGCGAACGCAGCGGGGGTTCTATCTAACATCCTCAAGTGCGTTCCGCTTTTGCCGAATACGATAGTCATTCTTGAATCGACCGCAGAGGGCGCAAATGGAAGCTACTATGAGCGGTTTGTCAGCTCCGTGGACTGTGAGGATTTTATTTCAGGGAAAGTCACAATTCAAGAGGGCGACTACGTTCGTATCTTTGCGCCATGGTTTGAGTTTGAGGATTCGGTAAAGCCGAAGCACCTGACCGATGCCGAGAAGAAGCATATTGAGGCGACCCTTGACGCCGACCCGTCCTACGATGGCGAGAAGGATTTAATTGCCAGCTACGCCGTCACGGACGGGAACGGCGTCAGACACCTTGGGGGCTCCGTTAAGTCCCACGACATTTGGGAGCAGCTTGCGTGGAGACGCTACGCGATCGAGAAGGAATGCGAAGGCGATAAGAACATCTTCGATAGGGATTTTCCCCACAGTTGGCAAACAGCCTTCCAGAAATCCGGCCAGCAGCGGTTTAACGCGGGCGGCTTGGCGATGCTGCGCAAGCGAATCAGCCAGCGTGCGGCGCTGTACGGCATTCTGGAGGAGGCCCAGGGGCGCATGGCATTCAGGCCGACCGACAAGAACGAGGCCCGCGTGATCGTCTATGAGAGGCCCACGCCGGGGCGAAGGTACATCCTTTCCGTCGATCCCATGACGGGGGCCATGCAGGCGACAGGCGAGGATCCCGACTACCACGGCGTTTTTGTACTGCGGGAGGGCTATTGGGATTCGGCGGGCAACTGGAACCGGACTGCGGCTGTGGCGCGAATCATCCCCTGCCGCTGGGACATCGACGTTCTGGAGCTGGACGTGTGGCGGCTTGCGCGGTTCTACGGGGATTCCTCGGGCTGCAAGATCGTGATTGAAATGAACATGGACCGTGGCCTTACGGAGCTATTGAAGCAGCGCGGGGCGGACCTGTATATGCGGGAGGTGTTCAACCAGACCGAGTACAAGACGACCAAGGCTTACGGGTATCTGACCATGGAAAAGACCCGCGAGAGGGTTGTGGAGAGCCTAGCGGCGGCAATCCGCGAGCACTCGACTCCCGGCGAGGGAATCGACATTTGGGACGAGCACGCGATCGTCCAATGCGAGAACTTCATACGAAAGGGCAATGGGCGATCTGAGGCAGCGGAGGGCCACCATGATGATGATATTTTCGGCATTGGCATCGGGCACTTGCTGATAACTCACGCCACGACGTACCTGCCGAATCGTGGCGGGCAGGGATTGCCGCCTGACTTGGCGGGGTTGGTGAACGCCCCAGGCCCGCAAGTGTCGGCGTTTTCTTGACAGTGGGTGCTAATCGCGTGAATCGTTGCGGCGCAGGGTGGAGAAGTAGGATCTCACCTGACTCATATTCAGGAGAACGCGGGCGCACCTCCCGCCCCTGCAAAAATCTCTAATTTGACACGGTGCGAGGGCTCCCGTAAGCCGTTGGCGAAACATAAACCTTAACCCGTCTTTCCCATGCCCTTACTTCAAAGCGATATTGCCATCCCGTTCGGCGGTTCGATCCCCCTGATTTCCCGTTTCACGGTGGCAACTCTGCCGACCGTCAACCCGACCAGCACCTTTGCGCTCGTAACGGACGGTTCCGCCACGGTCAATCAGACGGGCATCGCCCCGGTTGGCGGCGGGTCGCTCCTGAATCTGGTTTGGTGGAACAACTACAGTTGGGTGGTCGTTTAATACGGGCATCGGTAATTTGACACGCAAATAGGTGTCCTTCAATACGTGAAGGATACCCATGCCGTCAGCCGCCCAAGATACCGACGAGGAATCGGAGCAGGACGTGACGCCGCAGGCCAAGCCTACGGCGCAAAAGTCTGCGCCAAACGAGGATAACGAGGCGTCTGACGCCCAGCCGGCAGAGCAATCGGACAGCTACCAGACTCCCGCCAATGCGGTGCTGCCGGCGCAACGGGATAGAACCGCCCTTACCCGTTCTTTCGCGGCGCAGGGCTACGGGGCGCCCTCCAAAGACTACCAAGGGCCGGATCTAGCTCCCCCGGAGCCCGAAGCCCCCCAGGACTTGCGGCAGACGGCCTACAACCGCGCCAAGAGCAATTATCAGGCGGACAACCCAAATACCGTCACGGACGATCTGGCGGATAGCCGCCAGGGCATCGAGGCGGACCTGAGCGGGCGGTCATTTACGCCGCGTACCGAGCCCGACGACCGCTATTTGCGTGCTGCGGATCAGGAAGTTGACCAAGAGGCGCGGCAGGCCATGCAGTCGGCCCGGGCGCAGCGCATCGAGGAGATGCGCCAGCAAAAGGTGCAGCAGGGGCAGGTAAACGACCAGAATGAGCAGCAGATGCAGCAGAACGGGCAGGAGTCGTACCGGGACTCGCAGGGCGTATTGCAGCCCAAGATGGACGCGGAGGGCAAGCCGCTCTATAAGGAAATCAAGTGGAGGCCGTCCGAGGATCCAAGATACCCCGGAGAACCTTCGGAATTTTACCGCGACCCCCACGGGCAACCGCAATGGCGGGTGCCAAAGATCGCGCCCGACATTACGGGACTGAGCGATAATGCGTTCATAGGCAACAATGATACCGGAAAGACCCTGGAGGATTTGTCGCAGTCCAAGAACCCCGATATGCGAATAAAGGCGCTCAAGGCTATCATTAGCCGCAACGCCATTCGTAACAGGGGGGAATATAAGAGGCAGGCGGACATAACGGAAGGATACACAAAGCCCTATAATGACGCGGTTTCGGAGTTGAAGGAACTAGATCAGCAAAGGAAGGCGTATGCTGCGACCCCGTATAATCCCGACCCGGATAAAGATGCGGCCATTAAGGCGGAATGGAATTACCGGATAGAAGCACTTACGAAGGTTACGGAACCCGGTAGCCCGTTTGAGCACGCCGCACGATCCGCTACGGAGAAGCTCAAAGCCTTAAAGCATCAGCACGATTTGAAGGCCGCTCTAGACACGCAAAGGGCAAGCCAAGAATACAATGCTCAACACCCTAATAACCCATCTGCGCAGGCAGCGTTGGCGCAGTTAAATGAGCAGGTTGCGCAACTGCAAGGGGCTGCCGATACCACGAACCTAAAGGCGGGTATGTTGGACGCCTTGGGCAAGTCCAAGGGCTACACCCAAGTAGGGGTAGGACAACCCGTGTCCGGGGGTGGCCTAGATGCGACCGAAGCCGATTTGCAGGGACGTGGTGCCAATCCGTCCGGAACCCCCCTCCCCGGACAGCCTGTGTCCAACCCCGTACAACCGCCATCACCCGCACCCCCTCCTCCCGACTTGAAGCAGGCATGGGCGTCCTCTGGACCCATCGACCGGCTCAAAATGATCTTCGGCACCAAGGGCTATGGCCAGAACGAGCCCCAGGCCGCGCAGCCGATGATTGGCAGCGAAGCGGCGGGCACCGAGGGGGCTCTGTTCACCGTTCCAAAGGCCCAAGGAACCGGAACGATCAGCGGTATAATCGACGCCGCGAACGAATTTAGCGCGTCAATGACCAGCCCTGAAAATGCGGCCCTTATTGCCGGCACGGGTGGCTCGGCGGTTGTTGCGGACATCGCCATGGGTACGAAG